CATGATAGATTTATGAAAACTAAAAGAATAATAATGACACCTGATGAAGTAGATCAAACAAATGGCTACTGGCGTAACCATAATCATGTAAAAACTAAGTTTAAAAAACAAATGGGTAATAATTACCAAATATGGAGAGTGAGGAAAGCATGACAGACAAAGTTGATAGTGCAATCTATATCTATGATGTTGAGTTTAATAAGATTAAAACAATTAAACTTAAAACATTTTTAACTAGAGTTAATCATACATTAAGAAACGAAAATCAGATTTACTTTGCTTTAAAAGATGACGCAATTAAATCCAGAAAGAAAAATAAATCATGACACCAACACAATTTATACTGTTAATGTTATCATTTGGTACTGTTTCAGTAATAATAATGTTCTTTAAAAGTAAATCAGCTAAACAAAAAGTATTAGATTGGTTAGAAACTATAATGGTAACATTTTTATGGATAATGATAATACCATTAGCTTTAATATTTAAACTATTTGAAAAAGATAAAAATGAAAAAAACTAAATGTGAAGATTGCGAAGGACTTGGTTATTTTACAGACGTTGATGCAATAGGAATAAATGATCCAAAAGATCCTTATTATTATCCACATACAGAACGTTGTGATAGATGCCTTGTTTTTAGTAGTGATAAGGAAGCTGATGATTTTTTAAAAAGAGGAAATAATAATGTTCAGAGTAATAATAGAAAACAAGTTCCGAGAAAATCCAATAAATTTAAGCAGAGCAGTAAAGCTGTTGTATAACCAAGACTTTACAGGCTCAATAAGAAAAGAGAATATATTATGGTGGAAAAAATACTTCTTAAAAGTAATCCACCTACCTATCCTATACCCTAAAAGAGGATATATACAGATAGTTAAAATATATAGAGATAAGAAACCATCAGTAAGAGTAGTTACAATTCCCACCAGCTCCGATAAGCGAGAGCTGTTGGTTCTTAATAAAATATATGGAGGAAATAATGGATAAACGAAAAAAAGCGTTTAACAATTATGAAATAAATAAAAACATAGCTAAGACTCTAGTATTACATAGAGTGTGGAATGGGTATACCCAGACACAACTAGCTCAATGTATTAAAGTTTCATTTCAACAAATACAAAAATATGAAAGATGTTTAAACAGATTGGCTGCAGAAAATCTAATAGATTTATGCAAACAAAAGAAATGGGATATTCAGTTATTTTTAACTGATAAACCAGAAGCAATCTTTGAAGAATGGTGTAAACAAGTACCACAATATGGTGAAGATACCCCATACCCTAAAAGAGCAAGTCAAATACAAAGATCTTGGGATAAGATAGATTTAGTAGGTAAACAAAACTACTATAACGAACATAGTCCAAGATATAAAAATATAATCAAAGAAATGAAAGGAGTTGAATGAATGGAATTTTTACTGTTATTCGATTTGTTACTTATACTCTTGGTGGTTTAGCCATCAGGAGAGGTTGGAATTGGCTCATCGCCGATGTCGATCCAATTCCTGGAACAAAAGAGTTCGAGGAAGAACATATACAAGCTACTATGAAATATCATAGATTAACCAAAAAAAAGGAACAATATGAGACGTATAGAAAAAGTAGGAGAAGTAATAGTTAAAACTATAACATTACCAATAAGAATAATAATAGGTGCATGGAAATCAGTTGAATCTAATATGCCTGACAAATTAGAAATGCCTATTGAAATCAAAAAAAAGGAGAATAATAATGCAGACAAAACTACCAGTTAAATCAAGAGTAGCAGATAAGTATCAACCGATGCTTACATACTATGCAGAACTTATAGGTCTATGCCATGAAACTGTTACAAGAACAGAGTCATTAAAAATGCTAGACCCTATGGGTAAGAAAACTACTGCAACATCATTGTTTATAAGAGTTTGTCAAAGAATGGACAAATCAATAGACGCTAAAGAAGTTGCACAAAAGTTAGAAACTATAAGTCAAACTAATGAACAAAGGAGCCATGTAGCATGAGTAGTAGTAAAACACCCATAAGACAAGCTGAAATGGATCATATAGATCATTTTCTAGAAACAAAATATGACGATAGAAAGAATATTTTGAAAACAGAAATGCAAGATACTATTGATACTGAGTCAGAAGAAAACTTTGATGCTTTCAAAGAAAAGTTAAAACTAACTAAGTTACATGAAGATGTTAGAATAAACTTTGAAGATCATGAAAAGTTTGCAAATGAAATGGATACTATTTTACTTGAGAAAAAAGGTAAATTAGATAATGCAATCAATGACTTAGAAGTTAAACTAGAAAACTGGAAAAAAGTTAGAAAATGGAATACAGAGATAGAAAGATCTTTAATAAAACACCCAGATGAACTAGATAGACTACTTAAGAAAATATGTCATGAAGAAACATCTCGTGACTTCTATTCTGGCCCAAGAGGTAAAGCCTTACAAATGTTAGATATGTCTAAAGAATATTGTAAGAATTTACTAAATGCTGGACAATCCCTATCTACAGTATGGGGAGTAGTACGTCAAGAAATGGCAAAGGAAAAGATAAATACATCTACAGTTCCTAAGCCTGAGTTCTTAGCAATTACTAAATAATTAAATCTGGTCGAAGCCCTACACATTTTGTGGGGCTTAGCCCTTAATATGTAAACTATTTGAAAAGGATAAAAAATGAATAAAAATATAGATTATATAAATCCAAATATAGCATTAAGAAATAAAATTAATGAATTAAATCATTTGAATAATGGTGTATTTAAAATTAATCAATATAAGCTAGCAAAATTATGTGGGATTAATGAATCAACACTTTATAGACATCTTAAAGGAAATTTTGAAATATCAAGAGATAGTGCTATTAGATATGCAAAAGGATTAAATTGTGATCCAACAGAAATTCTCTTTAAACAAAAAGACTAATTATGTATAGAAAGGTAATTATGGTAGATGAAGCGTTATATTATTTTGACAAAGATGTTGACAAAAAAGTATATGAAATAGAATATGATGTTACTTATGTAACTAAATGGCAAGTACTTGCTAAAAATAGAGACGAAGCAAATCAAATATGGTTAGATGAACGTAAAATAAATTTATCAACTGAAGATGGTAAAGATTGTGTATGTTCTCATTCTAAAGACTATTTTGAAATAGGTCAAACTATAGAAATTGCAACAATCAAATATAACAAAGAAGATGATGAGGTATATGCAGATGAATCTTAAAGAACAAGTAGCAGTACTAGATAAAGCAACTAACAAAGCTATCAAACAAGTCGATAAAGAACGCAGAGGTAAAAAGCGTAACTTTATAGAAGAATGGTTTAGATACGTAGAGTTAGTAAGTAAACAATTAACCAAATGGATGAATTAATGAAAAAACAAAAAGTAATAAATTTAAGACCAGATGCTGAGCATCAAAACACTTATGTGTTTTATAATAAAAAATATGATATAAATTTATTTGTTAATGCTTGGGGAGCTGATGAAGCATACCAAAAGTTTGACGAATGTAAATTTGTTGAGAGAGAAGAATGGATCATTATGTTAGAATTAGCAAACCAACCATCGGATAGTGAATAATGTATAAACTACACGTAATAAAATCAACACAAAAAGATAAAGATATAGATAAAGAACAATATAGTATAATAGAAACTCATGACTATACTAAAAAACCTACATTTCAAGATATGTATAAAGAAATAGGTTGTAGTATGATAGAAATGTCTACAGCTTATTACCCTGAGTATTCTAATAGAAAAGATGGGTATGTAGATATATATATGGATGAAGAATTTCTTATGAAAGAAGAATCTAAACCAAATATAGGAGCTACAATAGCTTGGAAAGCATGGCAAGATAAGACAGGTCATATGGCATTGCCAGGATCTGTTTTACATGGTACTATCTGTGTAATACAGGAGGTAAAAAATGACGCAGCATAAATATACTTTAGATGAACTTGAATTAATCCTAGAAGAAAAAATAAATATAATATTATCTTTAAGAAAAGATTTAGATCTAGAAAAAGAAGAACATCAAATAACTCAGCTTAAATATGAAAAAATGAAAGATAATTTAGATACATTAATAAGTGATAAACTTAATGCAGCTAGAGAAGCTATACAAGAGGTAGTAAAATGACGGAAATAAATGATCATATACAAGAAGTAATATCTAAAAATAAAAGTACTAAATACGAGATAGATAAACTAAAGGAACGTATAGATGATTCAAAAGAATCTATATCTGTATTAAGTAATGCTATAGCTTGTGGATTTTTAGCTGATAATCATTCCTTGATTTTACAGAAATGGATAGTAGAATATAAACATAACCTAAACCAAATGGAAACACACTTAACGGAGATGCAAGACCATGGATGAAAGAGCAATGCGAATGCTACTTGCTGGAAAGCAATTAGAAATTGAGAAACTAAAACGTATAATCAAAGAAAAGGAAGATGATGATAACACCAGACAGCGAGACTCTGAGACTAGAAAAAAGACAAAGAGGACTACAAAGAGTAGCGACAGCAATTAACGATTTAACTATTTATGGAATATATAGTACAAATTTTCCAAAATTAGTTCATGTGTTAGAACACGCTAAAGATCATATCAAATCTGAAATTCTTGCTACGAAAAAACGTATGGTAGAAAATTCAGAAATAAAAGTAGAAGAAGTATATACAGATCCATTAAAAACTGAAGCTCAAATAGAAGCTGATAAAATTAATGATCAATATATTAAAAAAGGTATTTAAGAATTCTAATCAGGTAGAGACGTCCATAAAGAGTATACCAATCCTGAATAGATAGAGCCAGATGGGAGACTGTCTGGCTTGTTAATTGGTTACGACAAAAGTGGTAAACGTATTAAATTTATACCAGCTTAATATTAAGTTGTATTATATAATAACAAAGCCAGTTAAATTTTAGTCATCTTTACAATCCAAGATGTAGGAATCATAGTACGATCTCCATATGTATAAGAACCATCTTCTTCTTTATCATATGCAGCAAAAACTTTAACAGAAATTTTATCTTTAGAAAACAACCAACCCTCATTAATAGGGTTAGAAAGTTTCATATTTTTAAATTGTTTTTCGTCAGCCCAACCTGAGTCGCTTACACAGTCAACCCACTCCACTCTGTATTTGTCGTAAGGTAGGGAATTAGGATCCGAAGAAAATAAAGTTTTCTTTTTTTTAATGTAGCGTTTCTTTACCATTCGAAGCCCATATAAAAGTTGAAGGATCATCTTGATCTAATGCGTTCATAATGTCTGTTGGAACAATTTGTCCTTCTTCGTCAAATACTAACTTAAGATATGTGCTGTAAATAATTGCAAGAGCCATTGCGTCTGCAGCTCTTATAGACATATTGGGATTTTGTCTTTTAATAAAATTACCAATAGCATCTGGCTTAACGCCATCTAAGAAGTGTTCAGAATATTGAACTTTGCCTTTAGGAAACTTTAATATTTTTGTCATATTTACGTACCTTTGGTAAGGATATCCTTATTAGTTATTTGGGTTGCAGTAGAAAATCAATGTTATTTTGTATCTTAGGTACAAGTTTATTATAAACTTCGACCCATAACAATGAATCATCGTAAAAAAAGTTCTTATTCTTCCACATTTTGTGGTAGTGATCATAGAATTTACTACATATATCAACAGCATCCATGTCTAATTTCTTCCAAAAGTCTTTCTCACTCATACCATTTGTATGTAATAAATGATGGTGAGTAAAACAAAGAGGAATAGTAAACTGATCTCCAACTTTTTGAGAGAAACCTCTAGGCATTGCAAAGGTAACATGATGAGCTTGTGACTGAGTATTCTGACATAAGATACATGGATTAGACGCTACCCATTTTAGGTATTCTTTGTCCTTGATTCTTTGTACCTTGTCCCCTGATAGTATGGTGCACTTTTTTGTAGCCATAATAAATTGCTAGATCTGATAGTCCTTCATGTACTTGGTTAGATGCTCTACGTTCTGTTAAACTTAAATGATATGCTATCTCAATGATACCAAAATTAAAGTGACAAAACAACTTCATAATTTTAGAAACTCTTTTACCAAGTTCGTCATCAACCTTTTTAACTGCAAGTGCAGCACCAAGAGAAGATGCTATAAAATCTTTGTTGGCATTGTCAATTCGTTCTTTTAAAACATTACCAGTACCACCACCTTGAAGTTCACACATAAGGCGATAACGAGATCCAGCTTCATATTCTTCGATAGATATGAGCTTACGATGAAACATATACATGAGACGAGATTCTCTAATATTTAGCCAGACTTTTCGCTTATCTAAAATAGTAGAAATAAGCTCAGGTTTTTCAATGTGACGCATAAGATGTTTTATAATTTTCTATAGCTTTATCAACGAAAGATCTAAAATTTTTGTTCTTATTGTATAATTTGTTTAGTCTAAAAACTCTGTTTTTCTTACAATTATGTAATCGAGCAATAGTGCTCTTACACCCATACACTTGTGTAGGGTGCAATAGCCACGAAATTAAAATACTTAAATTATATATTTTATAATCGTTACTATTTTTAACAATTCTTTTACCTTTTAATGTATCAAGAGATACACTATAAGATAAACTACAATACTTTTGAATATTAATAACCATAAGGAGATAAAGATGAAGATTGAATATAGACATAGTGCTTCAAAAACTAATAGTTTTATAGATAGTCCACCACATTGGATTATCAATAATTTATATGATTTTGATTCACAACCCAATGCACGAATGATAATGGGTAGTGTAGCAGAGGAAACTGCTGAACACGCTTTGCAAAATCAAATCACTGATGAAGAAGTTATCATAGATTATGCAAAATCCAAATACATAGAACTAAAAGGTAATGAAACTGATGATGAATGCCTTTGGTCTGGTATAATTGCTAATCAATTTGTTAAGGAACTTCCACAATTTGGAAAAGTTATTTCTTATCAAAAATCATTACAAATACCAGGTGATAAATACGGCTTAGAATATGATGTTATCGGCAAAACAGACTTTGAATTTGACGATGTAATTATAGATACTAAGGCTACTGCATACATAAAAAGACTAAAATCTGGTGTTGTAGATAGCAGATGGTACCCAAAAGACGCTGATTTGCGTCAACAAGCCCTTTACAAAGACCTTTTTAATAAACCGACAGCTCTACTGTATTGTTCTTACAAGGACGTTCACAGCGTAGATATGGAGGGTAGAGAGGGTCATTTAGAGGTCATTATACAAGCTATGAAGAACATAGAACATTGTCTTAAATTAGCTAAAACTAAAGAAGATGTTGTAAAAATGTTTCCATTAGTTACAGATTATATAGGTAACTTTAGATGGAAAGGTTCGCCAGGATCTATAGATTATGCAAAAATGATTTGGCAAGAAGCCTTTAAATAGGCTATAAGAGTTGATGCAGAAAATAGGACAAATAATAAAACAAATAAATAGGAGAACAAACATGGAACACGAAACATTTGAATGCACATTTAAAAAAGCATTTGAGAAAGATGATGGTCAAGTAACTGTCTACATTAATAAAGACGATGGTACAGACATGACAATTTATGGTGAAGCTTTAGGATCCCAAAGATGGCCTGCTGGAGCAAGACTTAAAATTGCTGCTCAACCAGTTAGAACAAGTAAGACAGGTAAACAATATCAAACAGCATCTAAAATAGAATGTTTAAGTGAACAGTCTGATGCACCTGTATCTAATATGGTTAGTGCTACTGGAGTCCAAGCTAGTAGAAATATGCCTGATCAATTTTCTGAAAAATACAGATTAACTATGAGTAATCTTATAGCATCTTATATGTCAGGTGGTAAATTACCAACTGATTCTGAATTTAATCAGATTGATAATTATGTCAGAAAAATATTGGAAGCTAAAGCTAATAGTGTTGAAGAAATACTAAAAGATGATGCACCATTTTAATAATTTCTTATCTCCCTTGAGTTAGAAAACTAGGCATTGCTGTAAAGTGGTTAAGACCCATACAGTAGTGCCTTTTTAAATTAGGAACTTATGATAGAATTATTAATGATGTTACTTATTCCAACTGAAATAGATCCTGCAAAACTAGGAATGAAATATATTCTTAAAGAAAAATTTATAGATTATAAATCTTGTGAAGAATATGTAGAGGAAAATCTTTATTATAGAGATGATAAAAATACAGGTATTTTTTATAAAATAGATACCAAAGAGTATCAAGTTATGTTAACGTATTGTAAACCAGTAAAGGAGAAAAATGATTAGTGATACTGTAATATTATATGGCAAAACTAAATTACCTGCTGATGATTGTAAAGTAGTTTTTAAAGATAAGTTTAAAAATGAACATGAAGTTGAGGTATCTAGACTCATTCAAGTTTTTAATAATAATATCTGGAATAACAAAAAGAGTGTAAAATGATTAGTGAACAACGATTAGAAAAAGCATTAAGTTTTTTAGCTGAAACAGATGAAACTAATGCAGAAGCAAATGCTAATGTTAAATATCTTGACAGATTACTTAAACGTAAAAAGGCATTACACATAACAGGTAACACAGAAGATAAAAGTATATCTGCAAAAGAACAAGCATATTATGCTAGTGGAACTTATAAAACTGCAGTAGAAGAAATATTTAGTGCTGAAGTAAAAGCATCTACATTAGAAAACAAACGTGATAAGGAAGGTCTGATTATAGATCTCTTTAGAACATTAGAAGCAAGTAGACGTAAAAATAATATATGATTTTTAAGTTTATTTGTAGATTCCATCAAGCAGTTAGAGCAGATGTATATATGAGTGCTGCTGATGAAGAAACTGCAAGAAAAGAATTTAAAAAACTAAGCCACAATACATTTGATTGGAAAGAAGATTCAGTCCGTCAAGATTATAGTACTTTGGAAGTAGTTGATGAGCAAAAGTCCTGAGTTAATATTGTTTAGAGCTATTATAAATCAAGCATTACATGATGCTATATATGATGGTTTAAATAAATATTATATTACAGATAAACGTAATGCTATTGCATGGCTTATAGGTAACTCACAAGACTTTCAAACTATATGTTCTTGGGCAGATATAGATTCTGGTATAGCTTGTAAAAAATTTACTGCTGCTATGAAACTAGATTCATATGTATTAAGAGAAGATCAATACAAAGTATTAAATAAACCACGTAAAGAGTATAAACATAAAGGTAAGTTTAGGTTAACATTCAATGACGCATAAAGATCTATTTAAAGATATGACATACAAATCACTTAATAAACAAGTAGACGGAACTCATTATAAAGATATGAAGATACAACCAGCTCATTTTATTAATGAGAATAAACTTTTATTTGCAGAAGGTAATGCTATTAAATATATATGTAGACACGCATCTAAAGGGAAACAAAAAGATATAGAAAAAGCTATTCATTATTTAGAAATGATAATAGAAAGAGATTATGGTTAAACACGAAATAAATTTAAAAATTTATAAACCATTTGGCCCATCAATTGGTTATTGTAAATTACCTAAAGAATTAATAGATGATTATAATCAAGATTGTGAAGATATATTAAAGAAAAATTTAAGTGTTGAAAGAGATTATTCAGATCAACTTGTAGGTAATGTGAAACAAGAATTACTTATAACACCTAAGGTATTTGCTAAATGGGCTTATTTCTTTCAAAATATAGTGCAAACATACATTAATGAATTTACTGAAAGCAAAGATTCAAAAGAACTTCAATTTAAAGCTGGTTGGTATGTAAGGACTTTTAATGGTGACTTTAATCCATATCACTATCATAGTGATTGTAAATTATCTTGTGTAGGTTATTTAAGTTTACCAGAAGGTATTAATAAAGAATGGGATAAAGAAGATAAAGATCATAATCCAAGCGCAGGTTATATAGAAATGTCTTATGGAGAAACACATTTGTTTTCTGAAAACAGTTTTTCAGCTAAACCTACTATTGGAGATTATTATATATTTCCTTGGTATTTATACCATATGGTTTATCCATTTAGAACAAAAGGTGAACGTAGATCTTTTAGTTTTAATATAGACAGTAAATCTAATTAGATAATGGATTTGATGTGGATATTTTTAATTCTTCTAACTGTACTTTCAATAACTCTATTTCTTTGGCATTAATCATAGGTTTAGTATGACCATGAGTAACAGGATGTTCATGTGTACTATCTATATTTTCTAATGCTTTAACTTTTTCTTCTAATACAGCAACTATAGATAAATCAATTGTTTTAGATGCGTTAGTTAATACATCAATTCTAGTCATAATTTCACCATACTTAATAAATCCTGCACCTATACTTCCTATAAGTCCAATAATAACTACAATATTTGTAAGATTTTTTTTAATATCTTTAACCATTTTTTAACTCCCTAAGTTCTATTAATATTCTTTGTTTGTTTATGTTTAGTTCTTGTAATGTTCTTTCTTTAATTCCTATACTATCATTAGTAATATAACTAACTAACTGTACTCCATTATATATTAATCTATTATCAATCATATTAAGCTGATCTAAGTATATATCTTTTGGTATATAAAAAGGTACATTATAAACAGATAAAGATGCTTGATCTTCTGTCATAGCATCCATTTTTATTAAATTTTTAAGCTGTAAATTCTTTACAGGGTTTTTAACTTTGGCATCTATCTTTGCCATAATTACTTTTAATTTAGGCTTAACAGTTTTTTCCGATTGTATTTTTTTTTGTTTGGTACTTTTTGACTTCTGAACAATAGATGTTGTAGCAACTTTGCTATTGGATTCTTCTTCTTTAGTTTCTTTTTCTTCATTCTTTGCTGCTACTTTAATAGTTTCTTTCTTAGTCTCTTTAATAACTTCAGCAATAACTTCTTTCTTTAATGTTTCAACTGCTTTAGTTTTATTCATTACTTGAACAACTTTTTGTACTTTAGCAGTTTCTTTAATAGTTGCTGATTTAGATGTTGTAACTACAATCTCAAAATTTTCTGTAAGCTCTACACTTGTTACTGCACCACCTGTTTCTACGTTTAATTTTTCACTAATGCTTTCTTCAAGTCCAGATATAACATTCCATATTTCAGACTCATTTAAATTTGCTGTACCTAAACCTTCGTTCATATCTTTAATTTCTTGTGCTGATAAAGGTTCGTAATCTTCTAC